ATGTCAACATACTTATCAGATGTTGTCCAAGAACCACCAGTCATGTTCATCAAGTGAACATTATTCTGATAGTCAGAGTCTAGAACCATAGCACTCTTAGTCTTGGTGTGGTTCCAAACTGTATCACCAAACTTAAGTGAAGTGACATTAGCAGCAAGTGTTAAAGCTTGCATGTCAGAATCACCAATAGCAGGCTTAACGACTGAAGTTCTTAGGTTGTCACCAATGATGGAAACAAACTCAGGAACAATGATAGGTAAATTTTCTGTGTATGATCCTGCTTTAACAAAGATAGTTACAGGCTTATCTACAGATGGCTTGTTTGCACCAGTTAATCCGCTGATGAAATCACAAGCATATCTTAGTGAACCAAAACCTCTTGAAATACTTTGACCGTGGTTGGAATCAGAACCTTCCTTAGTAACGTAGTATACACTATTGGTTACATTGTTTTTCTCCCATTGTGGAAGTAGAGGTGATCCACCAACAGTTAGTACCTGACCACTTGCTTGTCTTTGTGCAGCAACGTTACCAATTCTTTCAATAGCATCTGTTACAGCAGAAACAAATGAATGGTTTGTTGTGTTAGAAGAAACACCAACATTAACATCAAATGTATCTGTAGATACGTTAGAAACTTCTAAGAACTTACCGCTTGCAGGGTCAGTTGCTCTTGGATACTGGTGGTTAGAACCATTGCTATCCTCATCACAAGTAAATGTAATTGAATTATCAGTAAACTTAACGAAGTCTCCATTAGAGAATCCATGTCCAGTAACAGTAACAGTTAAAACACCGCTAGTAGGAACAAATGCTGCTCCAGTCGCTGTATGCTTTGTAACCGCCGTGTTGGACGTTGAAGCACCCGAAGGTAGTGCAATCCTATTAACACCACTTGCTGCCTGATACAGCATGTCTCCAGTCTCTTGTAGCACCTGTGCAGCGTTACCACCCTGTGATAGGTAGTTCCAATATGAACCACCTGGATCTAACTCAGGAGCAGTAGCAGCACCAGTAGTATTTGATGCCTTACAAACATAAGAGTTTGAGTTTCTATTAACAACATCACCTAACTGATAAACAGTTGATGCATCCCATGCACCTGTCCAATTAAAACCTTCAGTAATTAACGTCCAATTATTAGTTGTAGTAGGAGCAACACCCTGAGACGAAAGAATATTTACGTAGGAGTTACCACCATATCTTACAACGTCACCTGTTGCGTATGCTGTACCTGCTGCGTATTCACCTTGAGCAGAGAAACCTGTAGTTAGGACATCCCAATTAGTTGTATCTGCGTTTGGTGATGTGCTACTTGAGTGTGTTGTCTTGCTGCTGTAGCTATAACCTCTATAAGTTACTATATCACCTTTCTGATATTGAGTACCTGATACCCAATTATCTTCAAAATTTAGACCTTCTAAGTAAACTGCAAATTTGGTGTCATCAAAAGAAGCACCAGAGTCATGTCCTGTAGTACAACGATACTGAGTATTACCAAACTTGACAATATCGTTTACTTTGTACCAAGTAGTAGTTGTAAAAGTTCCTTTGTTATCAACACCTTCTACATGGAGATCCCAGTTACTAACATCTCCATAGAATGCTGTTACTGAACTAGATGAGGTGTGGTTGGTTGTACACACATAAGTGTTACCACCGTACTTGACGATATCGTCAATGACGTAAGCAGTGGAAGCAGTCCATGCTCCTTGCCACTTAAACTTTAGTCTACCGAGTCTAAAATCTGCCATTTGTTAAAATCCTACTTAGGTCCGTTTGTATTGTGATCATAATCTTTATTTAGCCTTGCGACTAGGTAACCCTCACCATCAATGAAATAGGTTATCCTTCTAAAATCAAATCTGAACTGTTGATATTTATCATCAGTATCATTTGAATACTTTTTGTCACCTGCGTCAGCAAGGACATATTCAGTTCCTTGAAGAAAGTCTGGGTATTCTTCACCATCTGTACGATGGAAATCAAAGACCTCATCCTCTGTTGATCTTGCCTTTGTATAATGAAGCATACCATCCTTATCTCTGCGAAGAGCATGAACGGTAAAGTCATTTGAATTTGCAACATTTTGTTCTTGTGTTGCAGTACTTGCACTGAGATATAAACTCATGCTAAGATCCTCCAGTAAGTTCCATCCCAAACAAATTGAACATACAATCCTTGAACATCAAGAATAAATGTTGAATCAACATTACCAAACTTATTAAGAAACTGCTGACTATTGCCAGTGGTTGTCAACGTTACATTATTTATAGCCCATGATCCCTTGAAATCAACTAACTCCAACATGTCTCCTATATGAGGAACCACGCCATTTTGTTCATAAGGCATATTCAATGTTAACGCAGATGATGTAGTATCCACTAACCATCTAAGTCCACATGATAAATTTCCGCTTGTATTAATAACTTCCCATCTCGTACGTTGAAGTTCAAAACCTCCAACATCACTACCATCATGAACAACGGCTGTATTTTTATCAGTGTCAACTGTTATCTCAGCAGTAGCACCAGTAAAGAGAGCATGTTCGGAAGTAGTACCTTTTCTAAATTGTACTTGGGTGGTCATTATTTACACACAGTTTCTTCTCAAGTATATTTATACTTTAGATAATCCAAACTTGTGCATGTGGTGGCTGGAAGAGTTGTACTTGTACAAAGGCATTTCCAACAATAGAGACTGTACCACTACCAATGTAAGGAGCAAGTGCAAATGCTTCATCAAGATTATTAACATTTGATAGTCTTCCAGATCCTTGATATGCAAAGGCACGTAGGTCATAACTATCACCACTAATTGCAACTTCAATTTGTGGTTGTTCCGCAAAGGTGAGAAGAGGATCGCCTGATGTACTGCCAACGACAAGAGTGCCACCTTGACTGAGTTCTCTTGCGGTAATCTTCTCTGATATACGTTCTCCAGTAAAGGAGAATAGCATATCTCTTTCTGTTGGATTGAAGGTAAGAGATTCTGCTGCACCTTGAAGGACTGGGATAAATCCAAATCCAACAAAGTCTCTTGTTCTTGTAACTGTAGCAGTTCCACTGAGAGGTATCGTACCTTCTCCTGTGTGTGCGAATCTGACAAGAACTCCAGCTTCTCCAGTGGTGGACAGTCTTCCTTGACCAATTTCTCTCGCAGTCTTGGACTGTGTACCAGCTCCATTGAAGGAGAATAATAATTGTCTCTCTTCTGGGTTGAAGGCAACTGCTTCGGCAGATCCACCAAGTTTTCTGAGTGATCCAGAACCAATATGAGAAACAGAGATCTTGTTTGTAGATTCTCCAAGAACAGAGAATAGAAGTTGTCTCTCCTCTGGATTGAATGTTGCAGACTCTGCTGCACCATTGATTGTATAGAGTGAACCAGAACCAAAGTGCTGAAGAGAGATGAGGATATAAGCCTCTCCACTGAGAGGAATTGTACCTTCTCCTTGCTCCGCAAATGTAAGTAATGGATCTCCAGAAGTACCACTGTACCTGATATCTGTTGTAATATCTGGTGGATTCGCAGTGAATCTGACTTGATGTTCTCCAGTGAAAGAGAAGAGCATTTGCTTCTCTTCAGGATTGAAGGTAAGAGACTCAGCAGCACCTTCAAGTGTAAAGATTGTACCAGAACCAATATTATTTGGAACCCATCTGACTCCAGCAGTATCAGAAAGTTTGATTGTTCCAGAACCTTCATAAGCAAAGGTACGTAAGAAACTACCATCTCCATCAATATCAACTTCAATCTGTTTGGTCTCTGCAACACCAACACGTTCAATACTTTCTCCAGTAAAGGAGAATAGCATTTGTCTCTCATCTGGATTAAAGGTGAGAGACTCAGCAGCACCATTGAATTTCCTGAATGTACCAGAACCAACATGAAGTAGAGATGCAGTGATAATACTATCACCATCAATTTTGAATAGACCTTGACTTTCGTATGCTGCTGCTGTAACAACTGAAGCACCACTGAATCCAAAGAGAGTACCAGATCCAACTGTGGAAATAGTAGTATTCTCTGTACCTTCTCCCATGAAGGAGAATAGCATTTGTCTTTCGTCTGGATTGACAGTAAGAGATTCTGCTGAACCACCAAGTTTTCTGAGGAATCCTGATCCAATGTAAGGTCTTGTCCTTGTGGTATTACCAATACCACTGACAGGGATTCTTCCAAATGGTTGCTCTGAGAATGTAAGTACTTGTCTGGATAGTCCAGTAACAAGAATATCTCCTGATCCAATTTCTGTAACAGATTTCTTCTCTGATAGACGTTCCCCGATGAAGGAGAATAGCATCTGTCTTTCTTCTGGATTGAAGGTAAGAGATTCTGCTGCTCCAGCAAACTTCCTGAATGTACCAACACCAACAACGTCTGGTACATAATGAGTTTTGGCAATTCCAGTAATAGAAATTGTACCTGATCCAGTCCAATGAGGAATGTATCTCGTTGGCCAAGCATCTCCAGAAACAACAATTCTTGGAGTTCTCTCTGGAGGATTGGCAGTGAAGCTGACTTGATGTTCGCCAGTGAAGGAGAATAAAAGTTGTCTCTCTTCTGGATTAACAGTAAGAGATTCAGCAACACCATTGAATTTCCTGAGTGTACCAGAACCAACAATATTTGGAACCCAATGAGTCTTAGCCTCACCAATAGCTCCCCTAATAAATCCTCTAGTAACCCAAGAAGGTTGCCAGTCGTATGTTGTCCATCTACTGAATGGACCAGGAACAAACTTGAATAGAACTTGCTCTTCTTGAGGTGAGTATCTAACAGACTCAGAAGAACCACCCATACTCCATAGATTACCACCACCAAAGGTACGGAGACTGAAGTTAGGTTTACCAGCACCATATACCTTGACTGGAGGTTCAGCAGGTGAATCCCATTGAGGTGGTACAACAATATCTGCTTCACCTGTAATGGTAATACCATGTCCAGACCAATGAACACTATCACCAGTGAATACTTCACGGAAGGTACGAAGAGGATCACCTGCTGAACCTCTGATAACTGCAATAGGTCCGAAGGGACATTCCTTGCCAGTGTCATCAAGAATCCAACCATAGTCAAGAACTAGATCAGGTGGATCAGAGATGAATCCATATTCATGAGAATCCGTTACCGTAGTAATGAATGAAGGAACAGTATATGTGACTCCAGGTGCAATGGATATTGTATTACCAGGAGCAGCCTTGATACAACCACTTGCAGCAGTTGTAGAAGCAGTTATATTTCCACTACTGTTAACACAGACATAGGTAGTTGGATCAATAAGTAATCCATAATCAAGTTCCTCTGGATCAATACATGCATTAAGATCATATACCTCAGTATGCTTCTCATTTGCAGGTTCTGTAGGTTCTGGAATTCTAGTACGTAATTTGAGTGTACCAGAACCATAGTAGGCATTAGCTTCTCTTTCTCCAGATCCAGCAATAGCAAATAGAACACCTTCACCTTCATGAGCAAGAGTAATTCCTGGATCTCCAGAAGTTCCAATGAAGGAGAAGAGCATTTGCTTCTCTTCAGGATTGAAGGTAAGAGACTCAGCAGCACCAGAGAATGTAGAGAATCTACCCTCACCAAGAATACCAGGACTGAATGCAATTCCAGGATCACCACCAATATTAAATAGACCTCCACCAGCAACAGCAGCAGAAAGTGTCTCTGAAGAACCACTGAATGTGAAGAGAGTACCAGAACCAATAATAATTGGAACGAGATTTGTATTGGCAGCATTACCAACTTTAACTGTACCTCTACCATTCCAATTAGGCTGGAAGGTAGATGCAGCAGTACCTCTGACTTCAAGTGTTCCGTAGATACAGGCAGGTTGACCCATTGCCACTGTATCCAGAATATGACCAAGATCAAGTAATTGATCCTCGTTATCTTTAACGAGTTTGTAATCAATAAACTCTGTTGGTGTTGTAATCTGTTGAGGAACAGTATATGTAACTCCAGGTGCAATACTTAATGTTTGACCAGGAGCAACCTTCGTACATCCACTTGCAGCAACAGTGCTGAGAGTAACGTTTCCACTTGCATCAACACATGCATATGTTGTTGGATCAACAATAAATCCATAGTCAAGATCTTGGAACTCAACAATAGAACTACAGTTGTACCAGTAGGTTCTTGCTTCCTCAAGTTTGTTCCATGTAAGGATTGAACCAGAACCAACATAATCATATGTGCTCTTCTCTGCTTCAAGAGTAGCAAGGTTCTTGATCCTTCCAGAACCATGCCATGTACCATGAGTAAAGCTGAGATCTGTATATCCTCCAGTAAAGGAGAATAACAATTGCTTCTCTTCAGGATTAATAGTAAGAGATTGAGCACCACCAGAGAATGTAGAGAATCTACCCTCACCACGATGTTCAACCTGGAAGTTGTATGATGCATCACCATACATTCCATTAATGTGTCCACCACCAATAGCAAGTAGACTGAAGTTGGTGATAGAAGCACCTTGAGGTTTGAAGAGTCCAGTACCAAATGTCTTAGCATCTAATGGAACTCTTGCAACACCACGAAGTCTGAATAGTCTTCCATCACCAATTTCATTGAATACTCTTGGAGTCTCAGCAACACCAGTAATATCAATCTCACCATAGATACAGGATGGTTGACCCATCGCAACTGTACCAAGAATCCACTCATAATCACGTGGTTCATCAGCTGGATCAGATATAGATCCATAACTTTCAGAATCAGTAGGAACTGTTGTCTGAGAAGGAACAGTATATGTAACTCCAGGTGCAATTGATAATGTTTGTCCAGGTGTTGCCTTGATACAACCACTAGCAGCAACCTGACTAGTTGTTATATTTCCACTTGCATCAACACAGACATAGGTAGATGGATCAACAATAAATCCATAGTCAAGATCTGGGAATGGAACTATAGAGCTACAGTTGTATGCAACAGATCTTGCTTCCTCAAGTTTGTTCCATGTGAGTATAGATCCAGTACCAACATAATCATAAGTATTCTTCTCTGACTCACGAGTAGCAAGATTCTTAATTCTTCCAGATCCAATCTCTCTAATAGATTTGCTTTCTGCAATACGTTCTCCAGTGAAGGAGAATAGAAGTTGTCTTTCTTCAGGATTGTAAGATGTAGAGTATGCTGAACCACCAAGTTTTCTAAGACTTCCATCACCAAAGTATTCAGTAACAACACTTTCTTCACCATCACCATACATTCCTGGAATCTCTCCACCACCAAAGGCAAGTAGACTGAAGTTGGTAATGGAAGCACCGTAAGGTTTGAATAATACATCTCCAAATGTCTTGGCATCTAATGGAACTCTTGCAACACCTCTAAACCTGAACAGTGTTCCTTCACCAATTTGATTGAATACTCTTGGAGTACCAGCAGTACCAATAATATCAAACATACCATAAGGTATGCCATGAGCATGAGTTCCAAGTATCCAACCATAGTCATCAGTAGGACTATGAATCTCAGAAACTAATCCATAATCAATAGTTGTTGTTGGAATTGCAATCTGTTGTGGAACAGTATATGTGACACCATTAGCAAGACTTAATGTTTGACCAGGAGCAACCTTGGTACATCCAGTTGCAGCAACAGTGCTGACAGTAATATTTCCACTTGTATCAACACATGCATATGTCGCTGGATTAACAAGTAATCCATAATCAAGATCAATTGATGGTACGAACGCACTGGAGTTATAATTCTCAGTATGCTTCTCGTCTGATAGTTCGTATCTAAGATCACAAAGATTAACATTTCTAAGTTCAGTTAATGTTCTCTTAGCAAGTTCTTCAAGTGTGAGTTGATCTGGCTTCCTAGACTCAAGGGTAATAGTACCTTGACCAACATAATCAAATGTAGTTCTCTCAACGAAATTAGAGAAGTTGAATAGATTTCCTTGTCCAATTTCAACAGTAGATGTTGTCTCTGCATTCCTCTCACCAACAAAGGAGAATAGAAGTTGTGTCTCCTCTGGATTAACAGTAAGAGATTGAGCAGATCCTGCAAATTTCCTAAGAGTACCAGAACCATTCCAATTAGGAACGAATGCAA